CTTCTTGCCTTGCTAATATTTGATTTACTGATACATTACCACCAAGTGCACCTACTACTGATGATGCTAGTTGTTTAGTGATTAATGACTGAGCTTTACTAGTATCAATATCTGATGCCTCAAGTGCAGATTTTATCTGAGATTTTGCTTTATTACCAAATGCTGAAAGTCCACCCTCTACAAGGTCTTTACCTGACTCCATAACACCTATAGCACCTTGAATAGCTGCCCCAACTATAGTATTCATTTTACTATCACCATAAGCAACACTATTTCCATCTTGAACTTGAGATGGAATTTGTAGTAATACTGTTCCTTTATTAACTAATGATTGTGTTGTTAATCCACCAGTCACTCTTGATCTTAAAGGTATTCTTCTATTTCCAGGTCTACCTATAAAATTATTTTCATTACCACTACTTTTACCTGCAGGTTCATATTCTACAATATCAATTTGTAAATAATCTGTTTTTTCTGTGAGTGCTTCAAATGGATATCTTAATACACCACCTCTACTTTTATAGGTTCTTTTAAGTTTTTCTTTGAATGATGCTGTTTGTGATGTTGATGTTGTTTCTTCTTCTTTTTCTAATAATGCTTCTGATGCAAATGGCTCCATATCCAGATCAGATCTACCTTTTGTTTCTAGATTATGTATTGCTGCATCTTTAAATGCCTGTTCTTCAGTTTTCTTATAATTTTTAGGAAGTCCTATCCCTTGACCATATTTCTCTTTATGTATTGTTATGCGACCTTTTCTAGTTGGTTGACCAGTTTTCCAATCATATTCTATACCATTTACTGTATAATTTTTCATCGACCAATTTATTATTTTAACTATTTAGACGTATTTTTCCATAAGGTATAGAACGTAAAGATTCTATCTCTTCTGAAGTGACAATATGTAGATCCCCAATCATCTCTTGCCATGTATATTGTCTTACATTTCCCCAATGAAAATTCAATCCTTTGAAACCCCAATTAAAAACATCTGTGACTGCAACCAATGGAAATTCATCATATCTAATACCAGGTGTTTTTGGTTGATATACAAAAGTATAATAGTTCCCTGCTTCAGGTACTGTCTCTGTTTCTGATAGTGCTTCTAGTATTTCTACCATTAAATCATCAGGACTTTCAACTCCAATTAAATTATCTGATATCTCCGCAATTCTATCCATTATTTAATACCCAATTCACTTTCAGTTAATACTTTAAAATCCATCATTCTATCTTTGCAAAAGTCTGTTGCTGCTTCCCATTTTGCTTGATTTTTTACATACTCACATACCTCACGAACATATGATTTAGTTTTTATTTTTTGCACTTTAGGTTCTATACATTGTTTCTTTGGTTTTATTTCAATAATCATTTTTTTAATCTGTCCAGTATTTTCTCTTACTTTAATATAGAAGTCTGGAAAGTATCTATGGTATCTATTATCTAATGGTGACTTGTATGGAATAATGATTTCTTCACTTCCCCACTCTAAAATATTCTGATTACTATCACAATATTTCATGAATTTTAGTTCCCATAAAGAACGGTATATGATGTTAGTATAATCACCTCTATATTTCTTTGGAATTCTAGGTCTGAATTTTCCTTTATAAGCCATCTAAATAGAAATAATATAAGACTCGTATAAGGTATTTAGAGTGGCAGGAATAGTAAATAGGATAACGATGCAAGATGTCAAGGAAAAACTTGGCAAACTGTCGTTAACAAACCAATACCAAGTTCATTTTTCAGCATTGAAACCTACAATAACTGATTATCTTCAGAGAATTGGTCTTGATAATGCAAAAGATTTTTTATCTAGAGATGCAGGGATACTTTGTTCTGAGGCATCGTTACCTGCTAGTGCATTTGCAACAGGAGAAGTGAAAGATAATTTTATGGGTATTCCTCAAGAGTTTGCTCATACTCGTTTATACACTGATATTGATTTTACTTTTTATGTTGATCAGGAATATACATTACTTAGAATTTTTGAAGGATGGATGGATTATGTTTCAAGTGGAGCAGATGGAGATGGTGTTGATTTAGGTAATGTTGGTTTTTATAGAAGATTTAAGTATCCAAATGATTATAAATGTGATACAATGAGTATTACAAAGTTTGAAAAAAATATTGAAAGAACTTTAATGTATGAATTTAGAAATGCTTTTCCTAAATCAATTACATCATTACCTGTTACCTATGGTACAGCAGATCTTTTAAGAGTTACAGTTACTTTTAACTATGATAGATATATCGTAACAAGAAGTAATAATTATACTATATTACCAATTACCCCTATATAGAACTACCCCTATAAATAAATTTACTGAAGTGTGAACACATTATGCCTTTACCAAAGATTAATACTCCAACTTATGAGTTAACATTACCTTCTACAGGAAAAAAGATTAAATATCGTCCATTTCTTGTTAGAGAAGAAAAAATCCTCATTATGGCGTTGGAAGGTGAAAATAATGAAGAGATAACAAATGCTATTATTCAAATATTAAGTGATTGTATTTTAACAAAGGGTGTAAATGTTTCTAAACTTGCTACTTTTGACATTGAATATTTGTTCTTGAATGTTCGTGCAAAGTCTGTTGGAGAAACAGTTGAAGTCAACGTGACTTGTCCTGATGATAATAAGACATCAGTACAGATGGAAATTAATATTGATTCTATTAAAGTTCAAAAAACTAGAGGACATAAAAGCACTATTAAATTAGATGATCAATACTCTATGAAACTTAAATATCCATCAATGGATGAATTTATTGATAGTAATTTTGAATCTAATCAAGAAAGTGATGTAAACAAATCATTGAATATGATTACATCATGTATTGAAATGATTTATGATGAAGAGGAAAGTTGGAATGCCTCTGATTCTACACAACAAGAATTGGAAGAATTTATTGAACAGTTAAATAGTAAACAGTTCAAATCAATTGAAAAGTTCTTTGAGACAATGCCTAAACTTTCTCATAAAATAAAAGTAACAAATCCAGCAACTGGAGTTGAATCTGAAGTGGTATTGGAGGGACTAGCAAGTTTTTTCACTTAAGTATGGCTCATACTAATCTTGAGTCATACTATAAGGTAAATTTTGCTTTAGTTCAACATCATAAATATTCATTAACAGAGATTGAAAATATGATTCCTTGGGAACGAGAAATCTATATTACTTTATTACATCAATATATTGAAGAAGAAAATCTGAAAGCACAACAAAGTGGCTAATGTAACAACCTCAGACAATAGGAATAATAATCCAAAAGTAAACCCTGCTAAATTTATGGGTTCTGCTTTTGCAGCAGGAAGTGCTTTATCAAAAAAAGTTGCTGCTAATGCTAGGAAAATTACTTTAATCAAAAAGGTTTTACAAGCACAAAAAATTGCCATTGGTGAAAGTTTAAAACCAGTAAAAGATCCACTTCTTGAGGGTGTACAAGAACAGATACGAGAAACAAATAGTATTCTTGAAGATATAGGTAATGCGTTAGCATTGGATTTTGCAAATAGAATTGCAGAAGAAAAGGAAGATACTAAAAATTTAAAAAAACAAAAAGATATAATGAGAAAAAGTCTTGCTGAGAAGGGACTGGAAGGATTAAAGGGTATAGGTAGAAGTGTAGGTTCGGGAATAGGTAAGGTTGGTTCTGCTATATCAAACACTTTTAAGTTGAACAATCTTATTCAAGCAATTAAACTTCTTGGTGCAGGTATTGCTGTTAATGCAGCATTTGAATGGTTAAAGAAGGATGAAAATTTAAAAAAATTGAAAGATATATTTAAATGGACTACGGAGAATTTGGATAAGATTATATTAACTGCTGGTGCTTTATTTGTAGGAAATCAAATAATGGGATTAATTGGATTGGCTACTACAATAAAAGCAATAGGAGGTATTTTTCTAAATCCTGTGATTGCAGGAGCAATATTGTTTATGGTTGGTGCTAAATTTGGAGAAAAGGGAGATTTATCCCATTTTCAAAAGAAAGCTATAAAGTCATTAGCAATGGACTATGGTGGGGATAAAGATGCAATAATTGCGGATTTAGAAGCTGCACGAGGTAATAGAAGAGATCTTCATAAGAGATTTGGTTTACAGAGTGGTCCGTTAGGTGGTAGAGGAACTGTAATAGATGATATGATCAAAGCTATTAATGAATTTTCTGATTCAGACCTTAATAAGAAGGCAATAGGTGGAGATGCTCTTGGGTTAAATATAGTCGGTGAACGTGGACCAGAATTAGCTTATTTTGGAGAAAAAGCAAATATAGTAGCAAATCATAATATTCCTAAGTTTTTGGATGATATATCTAAGTTCTCAAAATCCAAGGTAAATATAATTGAAATGGATTTGGGTACTATTAAAAAACAACCGTCTACAAAACGGGTGTCATTACCAGAAACAACTGAGGTTAGTTATGTTTCTTCAGTTAATCTTATGAATTCTTATATGACTAAGACCCCAGAATTACATGGTATTTGCGTATAATGAAAACTGAAGTAAACCAACTTAAATTAACTGTAACTAATATTAAGAGTGTTCTTCTTAGTAGTAGTGAGAAGATGGTTAAACTTAAAAAAGATAATGATAAGTTAAGAGAAGATGCAATAAAACTAGAAGCAGTATCAATGAAAGAGAGATCTTTGGAATCTACTTCTTCAACATCTCAGAAAGCACCTAAGAAAAAGATAAATGCAAAATCAGGAGGAGGTATATTTTCTAAAGCAAAAACTGTTTTTGGACTTATTTTAGGTGGAATATTTGTAAATGCATTAGAAGGTCTTGTTGAAACTTTAAAGAATTTTTATAAGGATAATGAACCTGTCTTTAATAAAATTGCAGATATATTTGTAGGTTTTGGTAAAGGTTTAATAAAATTATGGGGTGATACTGAAGGAGTTCGTAAAACAATTAAATCTGGAATTGATAAAATTGATTTTGATAAGTTGCAAGAAACGATGGATTCTTTAAAAGAATTTAATGATGAGTTAAAAAAAGTATATGCCCCACTGCTTAATAAAGAGGGAAATATAGATCCTATGACTAATATAAAAGATGAAGAAACAGGTGAAAATTTAAGATTTAGTGAGACATTTGAAGGTTCACCATCAAAAGAGGAATATTTAAAGGAAAATAATTTAATTGAGGATAAAGATGGAAATTTCCAGAAGAAAGACGATGGTAAAATCCCTCTTGGTAGTAGATGGATTCATAAATTGTTTCCTGGAATGCTGTTTGAACCAGATGATTCCTCTTCTATTACTCCAGTGAAAAAGAATAATAATCTTCAAGCATTAAATAATGGTGATGATGGTGGAACTACTGTTATTATTGCAAAACAATTTATAGAAGTATAGGAGGAATAATAAATGTCGGTAGGTAGTGCATCAAGAGCATCTTTATACACAAGGATGGTTATCAATAAAGATGGTAAAACTGCTAATATAGCAGGTAAAACTGCTACTTTTAATTATTTTGAGAGTGTATATTCTCCAGAGGTAACTGCTAATCTAATTTTTGTTGATGCTGGTGGATCTATTGAAGCAGATAAGGATCAAGATACACAAGGTAGATTGGGTAGTATTAAGTCTTCTCTTCCTATTACAGGTGGAGAAAATTTAGAAGTAAGAATTGAATCTAAATCAGGTACTTTAAATTTTACAAGAAATCCGTTGAAAGTTGATGCTGTTCCTAGCACAACTCAAGAATCAAATAGAGAGGCAATATTTCTTTCTCTTGTTTCTAAACCAAGTTTTGAAAATTTAGAAATTAAAAATCCTTGTAAAACATATACTGGTAAGATAAGTGATACTGTTAAAAGTATATTGAAGGATTTGAATATAACCGAATTTGATATTGATACAACACGCAATAATTATAATTTTATTTCTAGATCAAGAGGTGGATTAGATTTGATAACAGATTTATGTAGAAGATCTATTCCTGTAAATGGTGATCCTGGTTATTTCTTTTACGAAACGCAAGATGGTTTTAACTTTAAAGCAATAGATAATTTAATCTCAGAAGATCCAGTGGAAACATATACTTATAGTGGTGGTTTACAAGCAAATTTAGATAATGATGAAAATGATTTTAGAATTGTTAGAGAACCTAATTTTATAAAAGATCAACATGTACAGGAAAGAAAAAAATGGACTAGTTCTCGTAATATATTCTTTAATCCTTTAAATAATACTACTACTGAAGAAATTTATACTATGAAAACAGATGCACCTAATAAGACTTTAGGTAAAAAGGTTACATATACTGATGAGATAAAGGGATATACTACAACACATAAGCAGGTATTAGATATTGGTAGTTTAGGTAATATTAATGAGTTAAATCCAAATAATAATCCAACAGAATGGCAAGCAAAATCTCCTATGAGGTATAATCTTTTACATTCACAGTTGATGGAGATACAGGTTCCTTGTAATTTAAGATTAAGAGCAGGGAATGTAATTAGAGTTGAATTTGAAAGACAGGGTGATGATAAATCATTAGGTGGAATAGATGAACAAACGAGTGGTAATTTTTTAATTCTACATCTCTGTCATCATTTTGATACTGAGAGATCATTTACTTCTATGACTCTTGCTCGTGATACTTACGGATTATATACTGGAAAATAAACATGGAAAAAAATAAGGACGGTTTTTTTGAAGATGGAGTAGAATTTTGGATTGGTAGAATAGTACCATTCAAAGAACAACGGACATTAGTTTCTGGTGGTAGTTGGGGATATAGGTATAAAGTTCGTATCTTAGGTGATTATTCAAATAATGATACTGTTGAGGATAAAGATGTTTATACTGCACAAGTTTTAGTTCCTCCAACTGCAGGAACAGGTGGTGGAAATAGAACAGAGACTGTTAAATTGTCTCAGGGGGATTTAGTTCTTGGTGTATTTTTAGGACCTGATAGAACAAGTCCTGTGATTCTTCATGCTTTTATACGATCAGATCAAGTTAAAAATGGTACTGGTAAGTTTGATCCTATAAATGGTTTCACCGAAGAAGTGAAACCAGGTTTAATGGAGAAACAGGAGTTTTCACAAACATCTTTACCTAATACTCCCACATTAAAACAACAGGCAAATAAAGGTGGTGGTAAAGGTAGAAAATCACCTCTTGGAGGATTAGCAAATTTAGCAGGTGGTTTGAGTAAAATGAATTCTGTTGGTGCTTTTGGAAAGTTAAGTGCTGGTGTAAAAATTGCTAAAAAATTCTTTTAGAAATTACTACTAAATATAGATACAGGAGGATAAATTTATAAAATGACTAGTTCACCAACAAAAAATCCAAATACTCTACAACTAACTACATGGACTCAACTTATAAAGGATAATCCTGGTGGTGTATGGGATGATAAAATTTCAGAATTAAAAACTAATTATCCAGATCTACTGGGGGATGTAAATGCTTATAGTAATGAACAAATAGATAAACTTCCTCCAATAAACTATGATGCATTTTTAGCTAGAGATGAAATATATAAGAAAGCAAATAATAAAGATGTTGAAGCTGGATCATTAACATCAGGGATGTCTATATTAACAGCATCTAAGGAATTAAAAAGTTTTGCTGTTAAAACAGAAGGTGCATTAACTAATTTTATAAATTTAGCAACTAAAGCAGATAATTTTTTACTTGATCTTCCTGGTGAAATTAAAGGTGTAACAAGTTTAATTACAAATGCTGCAAAGGGTTATGTTGGAAAAATAGGTAATGCACTTGCAGATTCATTAATTACGGGTATATCAGGTGGATTGGATGGAGTTGCTTCAAAAATATTCAGTGCATTTAAAAAGTTTAAAATAGCATTACCAAAAGTAATTAATGCACAGTCTGCTTTACTTAAACCTGTGGCGGCTATTTTTAAAGGTTTAAATTGTTTAGGAACAAAAGTAGCAGATGCCTTACAAGGTGCGATTGAGGATATGTTAACTGCAATGGTGAAGAACGTATTAAATGCTCCTGCTTGTGCTATTAATCAATTTCTTGGTGCTGTAACTGGTAAAATTAATTCAGCAATTGATTCTTTTGTAAGTCCTTTAACTGGTGGGATTAGTAAAATTTTGGGACCAGTATTTAAAGTAAAAGATATTCTTAGTAAAGGTATTAATTTAGCAAATAAGATTGGTGATTTTCTTAATTGTCAACCTAAAAATTCAACTGATAATAATGGAAGTAATGTAAAAGTAATTGATGGTCAACAGAAAGCTCCAAAAGATGAGAATGAACAGCAAAATATGCTTGATAAATCATTAAATGCTGCAAATGCTAGTACTAAATTCCTTGATAAAAAACTTGATCAATTAGATTCGGGTGTTGATAATTTTGGAGATGCTGTTGAAGAAAAAATAAGTGATTTTGAAAAGGAATATGGACAGTGGAGTATATTTGGATCCAAAGTTAGTGAAGCGGAAGATCATGGTATAGGAACTGATTGTTATACTGGAAATTTATTTGCATGTGGTTCTCCTAAAGTTGAATTTTTTGGTGGTGATGGAATTGGTGGAGCAGGAAAAATTCTTCTTGGTAATTTTATAAATCATTTAGATCCAGATGATATTTACGGTGATATTAGAAGAACTGCTAGTGTAATTGGTGTTGAGATGACTGATCCTGGTGAAGGATATACTGAAGCACCACTTATTAATTTTACGGATAGTTGTGATCAAGGATATGGTGCTTTCGGTGAAGTAATTATTGATAAAAACGTAAATTCTTCTACTTATGGTCAGATAACTAAAGTTGTAATTTTAAGTGAAGGTGAGAATTATCCAGTTGATTTACCTGCTGATGTTGAGGAAGTATATATTAGTGATATTGTTGTTGAAAATCCTGGAACTGGGTATGAAAATGCTACAATTGATGATGATTGTTTAAAACTTAATACTATAGATGGTCAAATTACAAGTGTAGAAATTAACTGTCAGAAACCATATACAACTTTACCAAAAATAATTATAAACAATCCTGGTTTAGGTGCTGTTCTTCGACCAATTATGTCTTCTACTCCAAGAGTATTAAATCAAGAAACATTACAATCTGTGGATTGTGTGGGCAATTTCCCAGAACCTGGAGAATCATAATATGAATCAAGAAAGTCGTGAGATAAAAACTATAGGACCTCTTCTGATTGAATCAGGTACTCAAAGAGTAGGTGTTGCGGGAAAAACAGTATATTTTATTGGATCAAAAAATGATCAAGGAGTAAAAAATAATATATCTTTTCATGAAGGAAAAGGTTTAGCACGTTATTATACTGAAAAAGAATTTCAATTAGAATCTGGTATAAAATGTAAAGATAATGAAATTGCTTGTAGTACAGTAGTTCATCATGGAAGTTATACTGTTAATGCTGATAGGGGAGATATTAAAATAAGTGGAAAGAATATAATTATAGAAGCTGCAGATGAACTTCATCTTCTAGCAACTAATAAAATTCAAATTGGATATCCAGAAAAAGGTGCAACAAAAGAGGTTCTTACTAATGCTGATATAGTTCATACTACAACTAAAGGTGGTAATATTGGTGATCTTCTTAAATCAAGTAGTCTTTTTGCATCATTTGCAAGTAGTTTTGTTCCAGGAGGTGCATTAGCCTCTGCAGCAGCTGGTATGTATGGTGGTGGTGGATTTAGTCTTGGATCTCTTGCTAAAACTGCTGCTACTGCATATGGTGGTCCTGTTGCAGGTATGGCAGCAGAAATGGCAGTTAATGAATTAACAAGTTAAGGAGGATACTTATAGATGACACAACCATACGATAATAGTAACGTTCACACTGGAGACTCAATACTTGAGGATGTGTTTGTCTATGGGCAATTTAATTATGATTTTAGTGGTGATAGTCCTACTTTTAATAATGTTCATATAAAAAATGATTTATTTGTTGGTGGTTTATCTACACATGTAGGTGTTGCTACCTTTCAGGATGATGTATTCATTGATGGCGACCTTTTTGTAGGTGGTAACTTTAAGATTGAATATCTAGATGTCACTCAAAGATTAAATGTTGGTGCTGCTGGAACTGTACTTGTTGCTATTTCTACTACTAATGATGACGAGGGGCAAACTGGAGGTCGTGTAGGTGTAGGAACCACTCAACCTGCAGGTAGATTCCAAGTAGGTGTTGGTGGTGATACTTTAGACCCAATTCTACCATTAGATCCATTTGAATCTGCTTTCATCATTACTAATGAAGGGTCGGTTGGTATTGGAACAAGTAGACCTTTACATGACTTCATGATTGAGAGATCTGGAATTGGAACTTTTGTAGTAACAGGAATAGGAACTGTTGGTATTGGAACAACAATTCCAGGTAAGTTTGTAGGAGTTAATACAGGATTTACAGGACCAGTCTCACTTGATGTTAATGGTCCGATAAGAGTTGATGGGCACATTTATGATGCTGGAGAATCGCCAGGTGTCAATGGATACTATATGAATATGGATACTAGTGGTGTCCGTTGGATTTCTGCTTCTCCTGTAGATCAACTTGGTATTTTAGTTCAAGATGAAGGAACTTATATACCAAATCCTGGAACTGCACAGACATTCTCGGTGATGAATTATGTGCAGATTAATAGTTTAGGTGTTGGTACTGATACCATAATTCCCATACCAGATCCAGATAATCCTACAATGATTGCTAGGATACAATCTCAAGATCTATGGGGATTTGGTGGTACTGGTTCTAATGCTGATGTTTACAGAATGACGAAGGTTGGCATTAAGAATAATGCTCCAAATAGAGATTTGGATATAACAGGAACTCTTCGTGCAACATTAGATGTTGATTTTGATGCAAAATTAGACGTAGATGGAGAGACAACACTTAATAATACACTTGATGTAGATGGTGCTACAACACTCAATAATACACTAGATGTAGATTTAAAAACAGATCTTCGTGATGATTTAGAGGTTCATCAAGACACCTTATTGAAAGGTACATTAGATGTTACTGGGATTTCTAATTTTAATAATACAGCTGATGCAGGAAGTTCTTCTTCTGGTGGTGCGGTAACAATAGACGGTGGAACTGGTATTGTTAAAAAATTATTTGTTGGTGGTAATACTAAAATAGAATCTAGTACTCAAGCAACTGGATCTAGTGCTGTAGCAGCATTACAGGTAGTTGGTGGTGTTTCGATTGGTAAAAAACTTTTTATTGCTGATAATACCAAGGTAGAAAAAGATACTCAAGCAACTTCCTCTAGTGCTGTAGCAGCATTACAGGTAGTTGGTGGTGTCTCGATTGGTAAGAAACTTTTTATTGGTGAAGATACAAAAGTAGAAAGTTCTACAGATTCAACTGATTCTTCAAGTGGTGCATTACAAGTTGCTGGTGGTGTTGGTATTAGTAAAAAATTAAATGTAGCAGGAGAAACAAAGATAGAAGACACTACTCAATCATCAGATAAAGATAATGGTGCTCTTGTAGTTGAAGGTGGTGTTGGTATTGAGAAAAATCTAAATGTAGGTGAAAATACAAAACTAGTAGGAACATTAGAATTAGAAAATTCTATCATTGATAAGTTACAGAGTAATGGTTATGATGTTAGTCGTTTAAAAAATGATTATAGACTTTCTGCTGTAGGTGCTGGTGTATCATGGAGACCTTCTGGTGTTGAAACAGAAAATGCTATTTGGGTTACTGTTGATGGTGATGATAGCAATACTGGATTTTTAGAAGGAGATGCAAAGAGAACTGTTGGTGCTGCTGCAGCAATAGCAAAAGAAGGTGATACTATTATTATTCGTTCTGGTACTTATACTGAAAATAATCCAATTGGACTTAGAACTGATGTTTCAGTATCTGGAGAAGATTTAAGACTTGTAACTATTATTCCTCAAAATAGAACTAAGGATGTATTTCACGTTAGAAGAGGGTGTTTAATACAGAATATTAATTTCTCTGGACCACCTAGTGATGGTCAAGGAGGAGTTTCAATAGCACATACTGATGCAGGTGCTGTTGCATTCCCACCTACACAAGATGCTGTTAGTGCAGGAACAGATTTCCAAGCAGTGACTGGATATACTGCTTTTGGTCCTGCTGATGAGGGTGCTACTGGTAGGTGGAAGTCTCCATATATTAGAAACTGTACTAACTTTATGTCTAAGAGTATTGGTATGAAGATTAATGGTGATTTTGCAAATGCAGATTTTGGTGGAACTAATAATCTTGGACAGGATTTAAAATCTATGGTGTGTGATGCATTTACACAATATAATGAAGCAGGTATTGGTGTTTCTATTTCAAA